TGGGGGGTCTTCTTTTTGTTGCTGCAAGGAGATACAACAATGCCAAATGTTTTTCTCTTAGGCGTCTTCGGCCAACTTCTTGAAGTAACTCAGTGACTCATCCTCCTCTTCTGTTTCCTCTGCCGAATCCTCTTGGGCAAAGTTTCCTGGGGAATGGGAAAGGACGGGATCTTCCACATGCGTAACAGTTGAGATACCAAACTCTTCCTTACTAGCCTTCCTTTCGATCACCTTCTCAAATCGAACCTTGAGTTCATCATATGACTTGAACTGATCCGGCGCGACGACCGCTTCCAATGAATACTGAGAATTCCATACTCTTTCCAATTCATCATCATCGTCCAGAAGAGGAGTAGTAGAATCAAATTCAGACTTGTCATAATTTCTGAATCCATCTACCTGCTTGGCACGAAGGCGAAAGTTTGCACCATTCCAAAGATCAAACGGATTAACCGCAGACTCATCCTCAAAATCGGGATGCATCACATCGTTGACCTTATCAAAAATCTTCTTGCCAAACTGATACAAGAAAACCTTTCCCTCGTTCTCGGGATTACCGGGATCGCTCACCACATAAACATTGGCAATATACTGCAACTTGCGCTTCTGCTTACGCGCAATGTCCTTATTTGAATCTACGCCAGTGTTCCAAAGGGCAGTATTATACTCTGACACCGGATCTTTCTTTCCGAGCGTGGTCAATGAGTTTTCAATATACCACTGGCCAGTCTCTCCCCTGAATCCATGAGTGAACAGGCGAACCCACGGAAGACTCTCTCCCTTGGGCGACGGAAGAAACCGAATGACTGCATGACCATTCTTGACCTTGTCAACAGTGAGCTTCCAGTAGCGTTCATCTTCCACAAAAGCACTACTCTTCTTATCATCCAACTTGGACAATTCCTTTGTCAGCGATTCAAGACTTGAATTACTGGTCTTCTTTAATTGACTAAATGAACTTGACATAATTAATTACCTCGTATTTTTTGTTTTGTATTTTTTAGTTTAGTAAATTTTTCTTTCTTAACATCTGAACTTGATCAAAATCTCCCTCCTCTTCTGATTCAAATAAATCACCAAATGGATTTTCATCCACGCCCATTCTGTTCTGACTCATCTCTCGTTGTGCCATGATATTGAGAAAACTCTGCATTTCTTTCATTGCATCTCGATAATCACTAACAAGATCTGTTGCCCGAATAATTGAATTTCTGAGTTTTGTATTCTCTTTTTCCAAACGTCTTATGGCAGACGTTCTTAGGATAAATTCTTTAAATGTTTTAAACATTTTCTACAAATTCCTTTCGTAAGATTACCTTGTAAATATTCCTTGTAATATAATCGTAATTCAAAAAGGGCTTATACTGAACACACAAATGATGTAAGTCCTTCCAAATAATATCCTCCTCTAATATACGACTCCAATACTCAAAGCAATCCACAACCAAATCAATACCAATCAGCGTTTCTAACGAAATAGTCCCTTCTGTATATAGGTCAAGCAACCTGGGATGTTCATTTTCATTACACTCAAAAAGACTCTCGAAATCCTCCTCTCCTGTTACAAATACATCTCGACACTCATACTTTCTAATCAAAGAAACATCTTCCTTGAAACAATAAGAAAGAGATTCTTTTTTTCCTTTCCATTTCAAATAGACGTTCTCAAATCGTTCCTGTTTATATAGTTCTCCAATCCACACATCAGGCTTATGAATCAAATTAGAAACAAAAAATCCGAGCATCTCCTTTTGGTTATATTTCTTTGCAAATTTCTCATAAATATATTTGACACTATTGGTTTTAAATTTATCTTGATTGGCCTTCACCTTTCCATTATACTTGAAGTAATCATAACTGTTCGTTGCCGAAAAATGCTGCTTCAGTGCAAGAAATAACTCATAGGTTTCAAATGCAGTCATAATATTTTTCAAATGGGCAGCTTGGTTTTCTTTGGAAGGAAATGTAGCTCGCGAGCCTCGGCTTCCAATTTATTCTTTATATTAGTATTTAAGAGATTTGCGGCTGTTTCCGGCTCAATCTCCCGCTGCTGCGAAAACCACAGCACTGCATCCATATAGGACATCTTATGTTCCTTTACAATGTACTCAACCTCCATTGAAAAGGTATTCGCCAATTGTTTTTTTGTCATCATTATTTTTAAGTCCCTTCCTCAACGATAAAATATATGCTGGTCAATCTTTGCGACCTGTTGCAACTTCTTTGACCAAGCCGGGTTTACATAATTTGCGTGATAGTGCGTGACTTGATCGAACCCAATAAACTTTGCATTGCCCTTTAGAATCTCTTCAGACAAACGCAAAGACTCTTTCCAGGCCCGATTGTTTCTGGGTGGAACATTTGACCTTGAATCATTCACCCAAGAAAATTGACTTCTCTGGTTGACCACATCACAAACATTACTCGGATACCGATCATCCTTTACTCGATTCATCACAACAAGACCCACGGCAACCTTCCCGAGAGCAGACTCTGTTGCTGCCTCAAAATAGATATTCTTTGCGAGACATTGCTTGTCCTCATAATTGACAAATATCTCCCTATTGGTAGGCACCGAATTGGTCTTTCCTATATGAAGATGGGTATGGTAAACCGATTGCGATGAATTCTTCTTGTCGGCAGCATAATCCTTACCGGCATAAAACCCAAGAACAAACATCAAGAGAGCCAACATTACAACAAGGGTATCATTTAATATTCTCGTCATTAGAAACAAGACCGAACCAATAGATCAATAAACAAAATAGTGAACACACAAATAATCAAAGGATCTCTGACCATTATACCAATCACTTCTGAAATAACTACTCTATTCATTTTCATCATTATATTTCCTGATGGTATCCTTTAGTGGTTCAATCCAGTCCTTTACTGCTGCCGGGAAATACTGAATATGTGGAAATTTCTGCTGACTTCCGGCAACGGCAACAAGAATCAACATATGCTCAATTTTAATTCCTGTCATCTCTTCATACATCACAGAATATCCTGCTCCCTGCATGAAATAATTGCCAATCCATTCTTCTTTTTTCGGGCGGGCAGAAGTCTTGAAATCCAAAATTACAGGAACATTCATCCATTCGCCAATCAAGTCGGCTCGGCCGGCAACACCCAATTCATTTGAATACAATGCCGATTCCAAATGATAAATTTTATTCAATCGACTATCCAAAGGAGCCTTAAGAATATCAAACAACTCAATCGAATCTGGCATCTGACCATTAATATAACCTTCTTTGTTGTTCAAATAATCTTCGCAGATTTGATGGACTTCATTTCCGCGAATTCTTCCTTTGCGAGAAATCGCATCTGCCTTTTGTTTTCCGACTCTCTTTTTCCACTTTGCAATTGAATCGCGAGAAAGAATGGACAACACAGAAGTCATGCTCGGATATTTTATCCCAGGTTCTACTTCATAATAACGTGTCCCGTCATCACCATAGGAAATACTCAATGGGGTATAATCTAATGGGGCTGGGGGTTCATGAATAAATTTATCACTACTTGAGAGCATCGGCTACTTCCTTTTTAATTTGATATTTGTCAAGGTGTCCTAGATTCTTCCGCTTCCCGGCCACCGTATCAGTAGTTCCAGTTCTGCCGGCCAGTCGGTCCTGAATCTCATATCTTGTTCCTTTGATATCATTCCTTTCATTAATCTTGGCAACCACTTCACTATATGAGGCATCTGGTTTGGTTATTCCTATATTTACAGAATCTACTGTTGCCACACGAGATTTAGATATATCCTGTGATATCATCTTTCTTCCACATTCGGAACATTTTCTTCGTGTTGGTTTTCCTCGGTCATACATCCTAAGAGTTTCTTCAAATTCATGATCACAATTTCGGCATTGGTAATCATACACTGGCATTGTTTTTCCCCTTTTTCTTCTTCCCCTTTTTCTTCTTCGGCTGGTCATCTTCCTTTTTGGACTTTACGTTTCCCTTCTTTCGCCGAAGCAACCACTCCCGAATACTTTCATTATAGTCTGTTGCAATTATTATTGCCTCGTCAATACTAACAAGACCTTTCTTGACGTTTTCCCGAAGACCCATTTCTTTGTTCATTTTTATCGTTCCTTTTACTTGTAATGTTTTGGTGTCCATCCATCACCTTCAAATTTAATTGTAGGAGGAAAAAGCAATTTGGTTAATATGCATCTACCTCGCGGGTGGGCACAATCCGGTGCTGCATCCAAAGGGTCATCAGTAATTTTTTGTTCTATCTCAAATTGATGCCCACACTCTTCGCAGTGATATTCATATATAGACATATTCTTTTAATAACCCCAACTCTTAAATTTTAAATCTCGTCTGATTTTTTTCATTGCTATTTCTTCAAGTTTCTTGACCATGTAATCAGACAACCTTTCGTCTCTATTAGCCTTAAAATATTCCTGTATTTGACCAAAAGAAACCCCATCATAATTTTTCATCGTCATCACAACAAGTTCTTTATTATCCAAACATGTTGTCATTGCTTCCATGACCATTTTTAAATCTTCC